TCAAGAACAGCATCAATAGCAAACTCACCAGCACTTAAATCACCTGAACTTTGGTTAACTAATGTTAAAATTTCAGTAGTTGATCCGTCTGTGATTTTATATTTTCTGCTTGATCTTTGTGATACAATCCATGCTGGAGTTGTTGAAGATGCTACTTCTGATGCACCTGTAAAAAAGTAACGTGAAGGTTCAAGTTTTCCGTTACCTTGTCCTATTTTTCTTTTGTTAATTGGTCTTCCCATTTTTTTCTCCTTATTAGAGTCTGATTCGGGTTCTATCCGCTACGCAGTTGGTTCTGCATAAGTCCGCCTTGCGGCACACTATCTGACACATGTATTTATCAAGAAAGGGCAGAGAGGTAAAATAGTCATAAAAAAAGGGCGACATAAAGCCGCCCTTTTAAAGTTTTTATAATTGCTATTCTTAGCTGAAGCTTAGGTTTGCTACTGATACTTCTGCTAAGTAGTCAGCCGCGTTACCTAGCGACGATGCTGTGTTAGATAACTCAACATATCCGTAACGAGTCATGAAGCTCACAACTGGTTCGAATGATGTCGGATCTAGTACAACGCCACTGCTCATTAATGGAATGTATGGGCAGTAGAACGCTGCTGCGTCTGATTCGCTTGATCCTTTGTATCCAACTAGTACAGTATCATCAGCTGCATATGTGTTTACATAGATCTTCATAGCATTGTTCAATGTACCAACCATTTTTGTGTTAGTTGGTGCTTCGAACGAACCTTCAGTTGTTCTTGCGAACGCTGAAGTTGTTGCTGATTGAAGAACTGTAAGCACTGCTGGTGATACAACAGCCCAGTTACCTGCGCCTCTACGTGTACGCTGAGCAATTCTGTTAGCTGCTCTGTTGATCATAACTGCTAATGCAGCATGTTCGTCACCAACAAATGTAGCTGTACCAGAAACTGCAGCCTGATCGTATGCATCAGTTGTTCCTGAAAGAGCTCTTAAAGAAGCAATGATCTCTTGATCAATTTCAGCAGTAATTTCTTGTGCTAAAGCAGCCATAATTTCTGCTTCAACATCGATACCATGCTGTGATTGAGCATCTTGAGCAGATTCAAAAGTCCAGCGAGCTGATAGCTTTCTGGTTTTTGCTTCTACTGTTTGCTTTAAGATCTGAATGCTTAGTCTGTTACCAGCAGAACCTTCAAGTGCAGCAGTTGAATCTGCTTTACCTGGGTTTGCTTCGTTTCCTGAATAGCCTTCAGCAATCTTAAATGGTGATAGTGCTTCTTCACCTGCTACTGCGCCAGCAGCGCCTACGCCTGCTGTGTCTGAGTAGCGTACTCTTAGTGTGTGGATTTGGCCCACTGGTCCAGTCATCGGCTGAACACCAACTAGTTCATTTGCAATCACTGTTGGCATTACACGTCTGATAACGGGTAAAATAACTCTGTTAAGAGTTGCAACATTACCGGCAGAAGTTGCACCAGCTGTAGCAGTCTCTGCCAAATACGCTCTTGTATTTTCTAGAGTTGCTGCCATCACGCTTTTCTTTGTGCCCGAAAGGCCTTCAAGAAGTGCAGTTTTTGTATCCTGCCAGCGACTTTCTAATAGTTCTGACATTTGGTTTCTCCTTAATTTAATCCAGCAAGTCTACGTAATTCAATTACATTACCATCACTTGCTTTGTCACTAACGTTAGTTTCTTCTCTATTGCCTGTTACTTCTTTGCCTTCTGTTATTACTGCCTTTTTCGCTGGAGTTTTACCGTCTATTACTGCCGGTAGGTACTTGTCAAACGCCGATTGCAACTTAGGTGTTTGAACACTTTCCAGTAAATCTATCATGATGTCTTTTTGGCCTTTTGATAAAGGTGCAATCAAGTCATCAATCTTTTGTTTTCTTTGTGCCGCTTCGTTAATCTTTTTAATTTCAGCTTCTTTGCTTTCAACCAATTTAGATTTTTCAGCTGTTGCAACTTTTGCTTCTGCTAATTGCTTGTCTTTTAGCTCAACAACTTTCAGTAACTTAGCAGTTTCTGATTTTTCATTGAGATAAGAACCAGCATACTCAGATGCAAATGCTTCAAACAACTTACGACCAAAGTCGTTTTTACGTGCTACTTCGATGTCTTCTTTTAGCTGACTAATTTCTCTGTTAAGAACTTTGTCAGTAATTTTAGCCACCTTGTCAGCACTCTTTTCAACAAACTGTGTTTTCAACTTGTTGAAGTGTGATTTAGCTTCACGTACTAAACGTACTTTAGTTTCAGCTAGATCTTTTTTATCTTCGTTGAATTCTGCAATTTCTTTTGCAAGTGATTCTACGACGAAATCTTCAAGCATTTTAAACTTGGATGCCATTGATTTTTGGTCTTCATGTAACTCACCAACTTCTTTTGATAGTTGATCAACCACAAAAGTTTTTAGTAAACCTGCGTTTTCACGCATTGCTACTGCATATTTTGCTTTTGCTTCTGCTAGTTGTTTACGATCTTCTGCAAATTCCGCAATTTCTGAAGCAAGACGCTCACCTACCATAGAGTCAATAGCCTCTACCATAGTTTGTTTGTCATGCTCATACTTTTGAGCGAACTCTTCACGAAGTTCAGCTGTTACCTGTTGACGGTTTTCTTTGACTTTCTTGTTCCAAGCCTCTTCGATTTCGTGGCGCACTTCTTCTGAAACTACATCATTTTCAAAGAGTGTTTTTAGTGCATCCAACATATTTTTCTCCTTTTATTGGAGTCGGTTGATGATATTCACCAACGATTCCCTTAGATACTTTTGTGCCTTATTATCGTGCTTTGTTGCCTGTGCTAATTCGTAAGCCTTGTAGCCACCTCTGGCATTCATCAAGTGTTCGTAGATTGGCGTTGGATACGCCCCTGGAGCACTTGGTTGTGCAACAACGTCAACAGTTATGATTTCAAAATCACTGACTTCGCCGCTACCATCTTCTTTAACGTTACCACTACCACGTGATGAGACGCCTAGTTTAACGCCGCTTTCCAGCATTGTTTTAACCAGTTGTCCCATCGGTGTTGGTAAAATTTTCATTTTTCCATAACCATTTGGACCATCCATCCACATTTCGGTAATCATGTGACTGACCCTGTCCAGGTTAATATTAAGACCTTCTGGATGATCTACTTCGCCGAGTACACTGTAACCTCCGCTTACTTGATCGTTGAGAGTTTTGACAGCCCTGCCAATTTCATTTACAGGATATACACGTTGGTTCGCGTTGCGTACACCCCCTTGAATACAAATACCTTTCATAAAAAGATCTTTGCCTTCATTGGCATTCTCAACCACCATTTGCGCTTGGTCGAATGTCAGGTGCTCTCGTAAGTAGTTGCCCATCTTCAAGTCCTTAGCTTCCGATCATTGATTTTTTGTCAGGAGCTGTATCGCCTGCGCCTTTTTTCTCAGCGCCGTGGCCTTTTGGCATGTTTGACATTGACTTAGATGCTTTACCACCTGGAACGTTTACATTACCTGCACTATCTTCTTTAGGTGCAGATGCTTTCATTCCTTTTTCGTCTCCGCCTTGTACCAAGTTTGAAGCAGTGCCGCCCATGTCGTTTTTACCAGCTACAACTGACTTGGTGTTAGCACCGTCGTCACCCATTTTTGGTGTTACTTTTTCAACATATTCGCGCATCTGCTCTGCTGCAGACTTTTCAGTAGCTTCGTCAGTGTCTTCGTCATCTGCTTCGTCTACTTCTTCGTCTGAAACTTCGTTTGCTACAGACTCTTCAGCTTCGTCATCCATGTCGCCTTCATCGTCTGCATCCATATCCATATCGCCGTCTTCGTCTCCACCTTCTTTGTCTTGCATCATGTCTTCGAATTCAGCTTTTAGATCTTCTAATTCTGCTTCTAGATCTTTGATATCGCCTTGTGTTGCTGGTGCGTCATCGTCTGCTTCACCGTCCATGTCCATGCCCATGTCGCCATCGCCCATGTCCATTTCCATATCGTCAGCTGCGTCACCGCCCATCATAGCATCCATATCCATATCGCCGTCTTTAGGCTCAACTTCAAACTCGTCTAGATCAAAATCTTCGTTTGTTTTATCTGTGTCTTTGTCAGCATCTGCATCAGCTACTTTTTTATCACCTGGATGCTTTTGCTTGTCGTCTTTTGCTTTATCAGCTTCGTTAGTTTCTTCATCATCTTCTTTTGCTTTTTCGTCGACTTCTTTGTCTTCTACATCATCAGCAAGAAGATTTTCGTAGATGTCTCTTG